ACGGGTTAATCTTTAAAGGATTGACTCATAACACAACACTAGGTTTCATAGAAGGTTCTGCCGCGTTATCAATTAACCTTCCTAACGAAAGTGGTACAGTTGCTCTTGTGGGTGGGACACAAACACTTGTTAATAAAACATTGACTGATCCTCTTCTAACTCTACCTCAGATTAACGATACATCCTCTGATCATCAATATGTGTTTGGTGTGAGTGAATTAGCTGCAGATAGAACAATCACATTACCAATACTTGCAACAAATGATGAGTTTACTTTTAATGCTCATACGCAGACGTTAACAAATAAAACGTTAACATCACCAAGCATTGTGACTCCTAAGATTACAACTGCGATTAATGATGCTAACAATGCAGAGATTATTAAACTAGCCCCTACATCATCTGCTGTAAATGAGATTCAGATCAGTAACGCAGCAACTAATGGAGTTCCTCAAGTCGCAGCTGTAGGTACAGACACTAATGTTAGTTTAGGATTGTCAGGTACAGGTACTGGTCTTGTAGAGATACAGACAGGTGTAACATATAAATCAGAAACTATTAACGCTAGTGCTCAAGCTATTAGTTTAGCACGAACAATGTCTATCTTTAATTTAGGTACTACGTCTACAGCTACGCTAGCTAATGGTACTGAAGTAGGACAAACAAAAACATTTGTTAATAGAGCTGCAGGAGCTGTTACCGTGACTCCTACAACATTTTTTAACGGTACTAGCTTTACAGTAAAACAAAAAGGTATAGTAAACTGTGTGTGGATTGATAATACAGATGGGTGGATGTTAATGATGCCTAAATTGTATACATCAAGTGACACTGACGCACTATACTATATAACAGCATAAGAGATATAACATGCCAGCAATTATTACAGATAGATTCAAAAAAGAGATTCTTTTAAACCTTCAAAAAGATATTGATAGCGCAGCTAACAATTATTATGTCTCTGTAGGTAGACCTATTGATTGGAATGGAACTGACACTGCTCCAACACCTACTAATGCTATTAGAACAATCCGTGATGCTCAAAATAATATGACAGCTATTAAGAACGTTGAAGCTCATTCATTTGTTATACCAAGATACACATGGTCTTTAGGAGCAATCTATCAAGCTTATAACGATAACTCAGTGGGACATCCAACAAATAGTTTCTATGTTATCACAGATGAGAATAACATATATGTCTGTCTTGAAGCAGGTCAAACAGCTTTAGGTCAATCAGTTACATCGACAGTTAAACCTACTGGTACTCTTACTACAGCATTCGAAACTGCTGACGGGTATGTGTGGAAGTTCTTATACTCAGTTGGTGCTTTGAGAGCATCACAATTTCTTTCTGCTAACTTTATGCCGGTAACTAAGTTTGGGCCATTTGACTCTGATGATGCTGCAGATCATGTTGAGCAGGTGGGTATTCAAAACGCGGCTTCAGGTGGTGAAGTGGTAGGGTATCAAGTTACTTCAGGAGGATCTGGATATACAACAGTGCCTACAGTTGAAGTTATAGGTAACGGAGTAGCTGCAAATGCTACTGCTACTATTAGTGGTGGTGCTGTAACAAAGATTAATGTAAAAGATTCTGATGGTAATAAAGCTCATGGTAGAAACTTTACACAAGCCTATGTAAAAATCACTGGTGGTAATGGATCTGGAGCAGTAGCAAGACCTATTATAGGACCTGCAGCTGGTTTTGGAGCTGATCCAAGAGACGATCTTAAAGCAACAGCAATGATGTTTACAGCAAAACCAGCTGGTGATGAAGGATCTAACTGGGTAGTTGGAAACGACTTTAGACAGGTTACTCTAGTTAAAAATATAGAAATACCAGACTCAGATGCTTTGTATACAGGAGTTACTGGCAACGCATTAAGACGTATGAAGTTCTCAAATATCAGTTCAGGTTTCTCAGCAGATAAAACTATTCTTGGCTCTACATCATTAGCTAATGCTTATGTAGTTAAATCAGACTCAGATGAAGTTTGGTACATCCAAGATTCAGATACTAAATTTGAACCATTTGTTGAAGGTGAAGTTATATCTGAAACTGATGGATCAGGAGCTGGTACTCTAGATGCATCTGGTGTAGATGGTGATTCTTTTGCGTATATAAACGGTGATGTAGATATATCTACAGGTGAAGTAATGTATATAGATAATAGAGCAGCAATACAAAGATCAGCAGATCAAACAGAAGATATAAAAATTATTATCCAACTTTAATGGAAGACTAATATGGTAAAAGCATTTACATCCGAAATATTCTCATCTACTTACAGAGATGATTTTAAAGACAGCGACAACTTCCACAGGATTCTATTTAATAGTGGCCGTGCATTGCAGGCTCGTGAGCTTACTCAGTTGCAAACAATCATGCAAAGTGAGCTAAGCAGACTGGGTAATCATATATTTAAACCCGGCGCTTCAGTAAATCCTGGAGGTATTACTGTTAATAACGGCTATGAGTTTATAAAGCTAGACACTAGTACCAACTCTCTTCCAGCTAATATAACGGATGTTGTAGGAGTAGAATTTACTTCAGGGGGTACAATCGCATTTGAAGTGTTAGAAGTGGTTGCTGCAACTGATTCAGATCCAGCTACTTTATTTGTTGCATATACTAATACCTCAAGCGGAGCATCAACACCTAACAATACCCCTGTGAGGGTAGCTGCAGGAGATTCATTAACAAGCTCATCATTCTCTTTAACAGTTCAATCCACTAATACAGTATCTAATCCAGCTGTAGGTAGAGGTACAAAAGTATCAATTCAAGCTGGTGATTTCTTTGCGGAAAACCATTTTGTGTTTGCTCCACAACAATCAAAAATTATTGCAAAATACAATGAGTATCCTACCGCAAGAATAGGATTTAAAGTTATACAAGATATTATTACTTCAAGTGATGATAATACATTATTTGATAATCAAGGTGCTACTCCTAATCTAGCATCACCAGGTGCAGATAGGTATAGAATTAGATTAGTAATAGCTACAAAAGAAGAAATAAACTCTGATGAAAATTTTGTTGAAATTGCTTCAATAAGAGATGGGGTTGTTGAGTCTCAAGTAGCTGCTATTGATAATTATAATCAAATAAATGAAGCTATGGCTCTAAGAACAAAGGAAGAGTCTGGTGATTATATTGTAAAACCTTTTGAGTTAGAATTTCAAACCAATGATTCAGATACTAATAATTTAGATTTTATCGTTAGTGCAGGTACAGCGTATGTAGATGGTTATAGAGCTTTTCGTACAGGAGAAACAGCTATAAGTGTACCTAAGCCTAGAACAGTTGCTTTATTAAATAATCAGGTTGTTGCATCTGAATTCGGCAATTATATAATTGTGGCTAGTAATAATAAAGGTATACCTAATATAAATGAATTACAGGTTATGAACCTACGCACTGTTACTAATCATGGCGGAACAACTATTGGGACTGCTAGAGTTCGTCATGTAGAAGAAGATGGCGCTAACTTTAGATTATACTTATTTGATGTTGCGATGAATGCAGGTCAGAATTTCGCTGATGTAAGATCAATAGGTAATAGTACTAGTGATTATTGGAACTTAATATTAGAAGTAAGTAAAGCTGTTATAAAAGATGCTGCTAATTCTAATTTATTGTTTGACCTTCCTAACACACGACCTCAATCGTTAAGTGATATTTCTCTTACTGTTCAAAGACGGTTTACGGTTGCAACTAACTCATCAGGAGTAGCATCTATAGCTCTTACAGCATCAGGAGAAACCTTTGCTGATACTAACTTATGGGTAATGGGTGGTGATAGTGCAGCAGCTGATACAGGCGCTTCCGTATCTGGAGCAGGTACAGCTTCTGCTAATATTACTGGCGCACAAGCTTCTCAAAGTACTTATGAAATTTTAGCGTATGTTAATAAGTCAGCTGGTTTTGTTAGGTCTAAAACTCTTGCAAGTGCAACTCAAACTATAGTTACAGCAACGGATGCAGACAGTGATGGAAGTGGAAATGTAACTGGGTTTACATTAGCTCAACCTGATATCTTTTCTTTTGATGTGGTAAAAGCAAACGATTCTGACGGTGATGATATTTCATCTAACTACGAACTAGATAATGGACAAACTGATGATTATTATGATAACGGTAGACTTAAATTAATATCAGGTAACACAGCTCCAACAGCTATATTCGTAAAATATAAACATTTCAATCACGGTGCATCTGGAGATTTTTTTGCAGTTAACTCTTATACAGGTCAAGTAGATTACGATAAGATTCCTGACTTTGTAAAAGCAGATGGTAATACAATTAATTTAAGAAATGTTATTGATTTTAGGCCAGTTGTTAACTCATCTGGAACCTTTACGTCAGGGTCAGTTATTAATGAACTGCCTAGACCTACTGACCTTATTACGTTTGATGCCAATTATTATCAAGGACAAGCTGCTAAGGTAGTAATAGGTCAATCAGGTAACCTATCTGTAATACCTGGCCAGCCTGCTATTGAGCCACAGTTACCTAAATCTCCTGAAAATTCTATGGATATATTTAATGTTGTAATGAACCCATATGTATTAGATGATAATGATATTAACAGTAAAATGCTTTCTTATAAACGTTTTACTATGGCAGATATAGGAAAATTAGAAAAGCGCGTATCTGACTTAGAAGAGACAACTGCATTAAGCTTATTGGAATTAGAAACGTCTCAATTTGATGTGTTTGATTCTGCAGGTCTAAGTCGTAATAAATCAGGGTTTTTTGTAGATAACTTTAAAGATCAAAGAAGAGTATTCACATTACTTGGTGCAAACAAATCAGCTATTGATCCTATCAATAAACGCATGAGACCTACATTTACTAGTAGAAACACTAATCTCTTTTATGATAGTGATCATAGTGAGAATACTAATGTGATAATCAAAGGTGATAACATTATGTTATCATATGATACTGTTGATTACCTTGAAAATGAATATATGACCGGTATTGAAAATGTTAACCCATTTGCTGTTGTTTTACGTAGAGGGTTTATGGAGCTATCTCCAACATCAGATGAATGGTTCGATACAGAGTTTGCTGAGCCTATTGTAATTGATGGTGGTTTTGTACAAGGAGATGTAGCAGGTAATGTTTGGAATGATTGGAGCTTTAATTGGGCAGGTATTTCAACTGAACTAGAAGTAGGTGATCAAATAGGTGATAGTAAAGTTACAATAAGTAATAATATTCAAACCACTAAAGATGTAAAAATCGCTGGTATTAGTACTAGTACTACTTTTATTGATGAAGAAGGTGTAGAGTTAAGTCGTGCGTTCTTACCTTATATGAGAACCCGTAAAATATTTTTTAAAGCACAAGGATTAAAACCTCTAACTAGACATTATCCGTTCTTTGGATTAAAAGCTGTAGATAGTTGGGTTAAACAAGAAACGTTCCGACATATATCTACTCTTGATTCTGATTACTCTAACGGATACAATGAACTTACTCAGCATCCAGGAATACCAACTACTCCGCTGCTGTCAGATGATAATGGTGCTATAGAAGGCTCTTTCTTCTTACCTAATACAAAAGATATTAAGTTTACATCTGGAGATAAAGCTTTAACATTAATTGATATTTCTAGAAATAATGAAAAAGACTGTACATCAATTGCAGCAGCAAAATATTATGCTCAAGGCGTAGTTGTTCATAGACAGCAAACAGTTTTATCTACACGAGTGGTAGATCTACAAGTAACTGTAACTAATCTTAATATAGGACCTCCTCCAGGATCTGTTACTAGTGGTGGCAGCGGCGGCGGTGGCGACGGGTTAACAATTGATGATATAAAACATGTACCTCCTGCTGATGATGGATGGGGCGGCGGTTGGTCCAACAGTGGCGGCTCAGTAGGTAGTGGATCAAAAGACCCGCTTGCTCAATCATTTACAGTAGCAGAAACATCGGGTTGCTTTATTACTGATATACAAGTTAGATTTCAGTCTAAACCTGCTGTTAATAAAACTCCTGTTGTAGCTCAATTAAGACCTATGGTAAACGGTCAACCTTCTGCAGAAGCAATTGTTCCAGGATCAACTGTATTTAAGAGTCCTTCAGCTATTACTGTATCAGAAGACGGCTCTGCAATAACAACATTTACATTAGAAGAACCAGTTTATTTAACTGGTAATACAGATTTCTGTATAGTTCTATTATCTGATTCAAAAGATTATAATGTGTATGTTGCAGAAGCTGGTAAGTTTATTCTTGGATCAACAGAGAGAAAACTATCTAAACAAGCTACTCTAGGCTCATTATTTAAATCTCAGAATGGTAAGACATGGGAACCAGATCAAACTAAAGATCTCACTTTTAAACTCTCGCGGGCTAACTTTAATCTTTCTGGCGCAGCTGTATTAACTAATAGTTCTCCTGCAAGTGTTAATTTAACTAACTTTATTAGAACAGATGCATCATCTAACTCAGTAGAAGTAGGAATGAGAGATCACGGATTCATTGTAGGAGATGATGTTCAAATAACAGGTGCTTCAGCTACAGGTGGTATTCCAGCTAATCAGTTAAATGCAGTTCATACTATTACTCATATAGCTGGTGATGAATTTAAATTTAATGTATCTTCTAATGCTACTTCTTCAACTAGAGGAGGAGGCAGCTTTATAATTGAGAGACAAAATCAATTTGAACTCGCAAGGTTGAATATAGAAAACATTCTACCGTTTGCTTGTAATGTCTCTGCTGTGGCTAAGTTAACTAGCGGTAAGTCTACAGCTGGATCAGAAGTAGCTTATCAAGGTGATGTTTCATATAAAGCATACCCTATCAATAAGAACATATATTTTGACAACCCTAAGCTCTTAGCTACAAAGCGTAACGAAACAGATAACATGTCTGGTAATTCATCAACAACTATAAAGTTAGATCTTACTACATCCACATCATATACCACTCCAGTAATTGATATGCAGAGAACATCCATTACCACTGTTCATAATAGAATTGATCAGAATAATGCTCTACGCAGCTCTGCAGAAACAAATTCATTAGGTGGTACATCGCTAGCTAAACATGTTACTAAACCAATTACCTTATCAGAAAAAGCAAAAGGCTTAAAGATACTGCTATCAGCTAATAAACCATCTACAAGTGATTTTGATGTTTACTTTAGGACAAACAGCAGCAGCAAGCTACTAGACACTGTGTATACATTGATAGCACCAGAAGTTACATTACCTGCAGATGAAAATCCTAATATCTATAGAGATTATAGGTACTTGCCAGGAGGTATTGGAGGTACTTTAAATGATTTTGATCAGTTCCAGATTAAAATTGTTATGAAATCAACAAATAACGCAAAGGTCCCTCAGTTTGGGGATTTAAGAGTTATAGCATTAACGGTGTAATATGAATAAAGTGAAAGTAGAAGGTCACACAGACCTTGTTCGTGATATGAATAGTGGTGCTGTTATTAGTATAAATAGTACAGAGGCTAACAATGCTAGACAAAGAAAGCATAGACAGTCATTAGAAGAACAAGAACAAAGAGAACTTAAATCTGACGTGGATCAATTAAAGAATGATATTAGTGTTATAAAAGATTTACTGACAAAACTAGCAGAGAAGTAAGATATGCCAAAGCAAATTGTAAACATTAGTGATACAGTAAAGACCTTTCAAGAGAAGGTTAACATCATCTCAGCTGATGTGGGTTGGAGAGGTAATCTTACAACCACACAAGACTCTGATGTGGTCGGTGCGATTAATGAACATGATGCAGAGTTAGGAACAATAACTGCTGCTGCGATGGGTACTACTGCTAGTACAGTATCAACTGCAATTGCAGAGTTAGACACAAGACTAGACTCAATTAACGATACTCTGATTAACTCAGCTAAGTTACATATGAGGGACTCTAGTGCTACTAACACTGTAAAGGGCGATTTAGACGTTCATAGCAACGTGGACATTGGGGGTAACCTACAAGTAGATGGTACTCTTACTGTAGACGGTGTTGTTAATATGAAAGCTGGTTCTAATGGATCAGTTACGTTAGGTGATGCAAATACAGACAATGTTGTATTCTCAGCTGATGTTAACTCTCATATTATTCCTAATACAGATAACACATACGACTTAGGTTCAAACGCTCAGCAATGGCGTAATATACATGTTCATGGTACAGGTAATATTGATACTGTATCTGCAGATGACATTACAGTATCTAATACTCTAGATGTAAATACTTCTGCTACAATAGCCACAGCTAAGATTGAAGATCTAACTAATAACAGAATTGTTATTGTAGGTACAGGTGGTGAACTAGAAGATGCTTCTACATTAACATTTGATGGTACTACATTTACTGTAGGTGCTACAAACATAGTTCAAGCATCAGGTAATACTAACATTGGTGGTGATTTAGATATCACTGGTAATGTAACATCTACTGGATGGGCTCTAAAGATTGCAGCTGAAACTGGATCGACAGATAATATTACGTTAGGTGATACAATCACGTTTGAAGCTGGCGAAGGTATCAACACTACTGTATCAAATAATAAAATTAACATCACTGGAGAAGATGCTACAACTACTAACAAAGGTATTGCATCATTTGCTACAGCAGACTTTAATGTAACATCTGGAGCTGTATCGATTGCTTCAATTGGTAACACACAGATAGACAATAGCTTTATTAACATCGCTGCTTCTTCTGGTACAGCTAATGCAGTTAATCTTGGAGAGACATTTACACTTACAGCTGGTGAAGGTATAGCCACAACAGTATCTGGCAACACTATTACCGTTGCTGGTGAGCTTGCTACAACATCTAACAAAGGTGTTGCATCGTTTAGTTCAGATAACTTTGCGGTTAGCTCAGGTGTAGTTACAATTAAAAACAACGGTGTTATACTTGGAACTGAAACTACTGGTAACTATATGTCAGGTATTTCAGGAACAGCAAATGAGATTACAGTAGTACATAGTGCTGGAGAAGGATCATCAGCAACGGTTTCTTTACCTGATGATGTTGTTATAGGTAATAACTTAACTGTTACTAATGATCTTAATGTTACTGGAGATATAGTATTATCTGGTGCTACAAAGATTGCTGCTCATGAATTTAAAATGGCAGACGGTACATCCGGAACACCTGTACAAAACGGAATTATATCAATTGATAGAGGTACTTCGGATAGTGCTCAACTAGTATGGAACGAATCATTAGATAGATGGCAAGCTGGTACTACTAATGATATGCAGCTTGTTGCTCTAGAGAATGACAGTGCTAACTTCACCGCACTCTCTGTAGACAACAACCTAATTGTTGCTGGTAATACTGTTGCTCGTGGTAATTTAAATGTTACTGGAGATCTTACATTAGCTAGTGATATATCAATTGCTGGTAACTTGCAAGTTAATGGTACAACTACCACTATCGATACAACCACTCTTCTTATTGAAGATAATATTATTACTCTTAATAAGAATCAAACAGGTACTCCATCTACAACTCTTAGATCTGGTATTGAAGTAGAACGAGGCAGCTCTGCAAATGCTGTATTCCAATTCAACGAAAACACTGATCAGTGGGAGTTTACAGGTCCTAAGACTGGTACGTTAGCTGTTACTGGTGATATTAAAAATAATACTGTTACGCTTACAGCTGGTACAGACTTAGTCACAGGTGGTACTTTTACTGCTAACCAAAGTAGTGATAAGACTATTACTATCGACCACGCTAATATAACTAGAACGAACACTACAACAACAGCTGCTCCTGCTTATGGAGCTACATTCACAGCTATTGATACTCTTACAACAAATGCAAGAGGACACGTTACTGGAGCTCGTACTAAGACAGTTACTTTACCGGCTGCATATTCACACCCGACTCATCCTGGAGATGATGCTTCTATTGATACCGGTGCACTTACAGGCGCTACAGTAATATCAGACTTAGATTTTAATATTACAACTGATACATTAGGTCATGTTACTGATGCTAATGCTACTGTAGCCACTCGATCAATTACTGCTACAGATGTTGGTGCGTTACCAAGTACAGGTGGTACACTGACTGGCGTTCTTAACCATACTAGTGATACATCAGTAATTCATATGTTCACGAGAACTGACACTACACCTAGCGATAGTGATATGATTGGCAATCTTAGGTTCCTCGCTAAGGATGATGGCGGTACTACTAGAGAGTATGCATCTATACAGAGCAGTATCTACGATGTGAGGGACAACCAATTCAATGCAGGTAGAC